ATGTATAATAGTGAGCAAGACATAGAAGCCACGGATGTGCCGGAATCCTTCCAAGTTGTACAGCAGAGTCTTAATGATTTTGTAGCAATCAACTATGAAACAGCACTTGGTTTGGTCTCACAGCCACAACTCACAGAAGCAGAGATACTCCATTATAAAAGCAAAGTGCTGGATATCATCCGCAACAATCCTCCTCTGGCAAGCTTGCCTAAATACCTTCGTGATGATAGAGAGGATTATCTCTGGTACAGTGACTTTTATGATGAGGTAAGCAAAGATGTTTATCATCAGTATCGTACATTTGTCAGACCAACAGATTCAATAACCTTAAGCAACTATACGACAGCACTAACTCAGATTGATTTACCCTATTTCAGGGAATTGGTAGACCTCGTAAGTTTGGAACGCTTATGCATCAAATATGAGCAACTTCTTCCAAAACCTAAAGTAGAGGATGTTCAAGAAAAGACACCTATGCAGGAAACTACTATTACCAAAGAGACCAAAGCAACCACTAAACCCAAATCTACCAAACGTTCTTACCAACCCAAGCTTAGCAAAGAACAATACGCACTATTAGCTGACTGTATAGAGTCTATTAAATTGTTTCGCTCAAAAATAAAAGTATCTGAACTAAAGAAACTTCTTTCGGGAAAACTCTCCGAGCCACTACAGGTAACCAACCAAAAAACATTGGTCTATCTCCTTGACCAATTGAGCGAACACAGATACATCAAAGATAAATGGGTATCGGTTGCCGATGGCAATAAAGACTTTATTTCTTTTCGGACAGAGGGTAACAAAGAAAGGTATGGAGATAATAAACACTATATCGGTATGCAACAATTACTCAACTGCCGTAATCGTAACAAGCGGGAACAGATATTCGGGCTTGAAAATATAGATACCCTGATAGATGAACTAAACAAATCTAACCTCGAATAGTTAAAAAATATTATCAGGCTATATTTCCTATAAATATTTACGCTTCTCCCCAAACTCACATTATCTACTTATATAGAGCACATTAACACAGAATAGTCGATTGAGCACTATTCCCAAATTGCTCCTTTTTGCGTACACGCCCCAATTGTAACATATTTATAATAAATGCCATACAAACCCAACCTGTTAGGTAAAGCTGTTATGCTCACAGCGTAGGGGTTGAGAATGAAGTATACTTGCACTTGTGTTCGGAAACAGCGATATACACAGTCGTATATTGCTTATTCTTTCGGAGAATATAGAATCATGAGAAAAACCAATCGTATCAGGGATGTTTGAGTAGTTTGATTATTCTAAACAAACAAGCCTAATACAGATATAAGTATTATCAGGCATAGTTATAACATTTAATACAAATAACTTATGAGTGAAGATATTGAAAAAGATAAAACAGTAGATGAGAAACCAAATATATCCGAGATGTTTGACAATAGCACATGAATGCCAAATTCCGCCAAGGCAAAGCCCTCTCGTAAAAAAGACGAGGAAGAATATACTAACCGATTTTTGACAACACGAAAAATCAAAGATTATACTCCGGTCTATATCGATGTTCGGATGAAAGAGAAACTCCAGATGCTTGTTGCCTCGTTGCAACATATTGTACCCGAGATAACTCCGACTATGCTTTTGTCGAATATTCTTGCGGATCACTTGTTGCAAAACAAAGAGCTGATAACTCGTGCTGCTAATGAAGGGCTAAAGCGTTCTCTGGCAAGTACATTTAATAGCAACAAAGAGTAAAAATGAAGAATAATAACAATTAAACTGAATCATTATGGAGATTGTTTGTATCGATTTACATACATGGGAACTGTTAAAGCGACAGATTAGTAGATTAACCTCTGATATGGCTGCATTAAGAGCCGTCTATTGCTCCAATCCCAGAGATGGATGAATGGATTCGGCAGATGTCTGCCATGCTTTGGGCATCTCTAAACGTACCTTACAAACTTGGCGAAATAATGGGAAAATACCATTTGCAATGTTAGGAGGTAAGGTCTATTACAAGGAAGAGGATATTCATAGCATACTCCAAGCGGAAACAAAAATAGTCAAAAAGTAACTTATGGATAAATTCATCAATTACGAGTCCGAAGAGTTCAAGGAGCTTTTGGAACAGATAGAGCAATCCATTGAGGATGTGCAGGATGTTAGAGATAAGCATCGCCCGACATTGGCAGACGAACGTTATTTGAGTGGAGAGGAAGTGATGGAATATCTTCATATCTCGCCTCGAACGCTTCAAACTCTGCGAGATAAGCGAATGATTTGTTATACAACGATTGGAGGAAAAATACTTTATCCCGAGAAAGAGCTTCAACAGGTATTGTATGATAATTACCAATCGACAGAATTGCCCTTTTGATATGCAGATTCTAAGGAGAGGGAGTTGAAGTTGCCCAACACATAAAACGCAAACAAGCATTCTTGATATTAATCAGGGATGCTTGTTTTGCTTTGAAAATATGCGTCATCGTTGGGTCGGTCGTTTTCGTTGCAGGATACTTCCTCACACTTCGAGCAGGGAAACAGGCAAGCCTCGGAACGAAAATACTATCCTAAAGGATGGAGATTTTCGTTTCCGACCCGTAGGGCTTTGGGCTTGACTAGTTTGCCTTGTAAGAAGTGACTTTCTCCTGCAACAAAAGGGCTGACTCGATCCTTATTTGTCCTATTCTATTCCACTTTAGCCCATTTTGGGATGATATAAGTCGATGGATTAACCGGATTATTTTCTCTCTTTTTGCGGGGCAACATTTCTTTTTGCTTTTTGGTGATTCGTTTGATATTTCTGAAATCGGATTGAGGTCGGTCTGTCTCCAGTTTATATTTATCTCCGATTTTATCTGTCAATATTGCCATATCTTTGCTTATCTTGTCATTGGTGATTTTAGCATAAATTTGAGTAGTGGTAATGCAGCTGTGCCCGAGCATCTGAGAGACCGTTTCGATGGGTACACCTTGCGAGAGGCACACTGTCGTTGCCATTGTATGACGCCCCATATGCGACGTAACTCGCTTATTTACACCGCATAATTTAGCTATACGTTGAAGGCAACGATTCATATTATCGCTGTGGCTTGGCACAGGAAAAACAAAATTATTTTTAGCCACAAGCCGATATTGTTCAATGAGTTGTTTGGCTATTGGCAATAATTTGACATAGAATGTAGCGTTGGTTTTCTTGCGTTTAGCTATCAGCCATAATTCGCCATCAAAGGAAGTTTGAATATCATCAAAGGTCAATTTCTTGACATCTGCGTAAGCCAAACCCGTAAATGACTGAAAGACGAAAATATCTCGAATCTGGCGTTGCTTATATCTTCTGAGTTCCACGGTCATAAATCGGCGAAGTTCGTCTTCGGTCAGATAGCCTCTATCCCGAGTCTGTGCTTTGAATCGAAAACTGGCAAAAGGATTGATATGGATATATCCTTTGCGTTGGGCTATCAGCATAATCTGTTTCAGTTTAGTGACAGAGGTAAGTAAAGTGCTACCTGCGAGCTTCCGTACTTCGAGCAGATAATTATAATAGTCCTCAATAAATTGAGGCTCTATTTCCTTAATCGGGATATCGGAAAGATTGTATCTATCCCGAAGAAACATTTCCACTCGTGTGCGGTTGATAATTAGTTGCTCGTATGAACCTTCCGTTCTATCCTTACCTACACGTCTACTATATTGCTCGTAGAACTCATCGACAATAGAAAAGAAAGTTCGGAACTCATCCCCGAAACCCAGATAAGCATTTTTAACTTTTTCAGCAGAAACAAAATTATCTTTGTCGCAGATACTTTGGTATTGTTTGCCGATTTGGGTTTTGATGTTGTCTAATTTCTGATTGATTTTCTGTGCTTCGAGACTTTTGCCTGCTGCCCGGTTTGCTTTGGTATCCCAAAGCTCGGGCTTGATGTTTAGCTTACAGCTAAACTGCGAGATGGTACTGTTTACTGTGATTCTTCCCATTACAGGAGCTTTACCATCTTTCAAATTGTTCTTTTTGATGTAGAACAAAACCTTAAATGTACTTCTTGCCATAACTCTAATTTTTTGTTACAAATTTAGTTTACTTAGAGTTATCCGGCGCTATGCAAAATTACGCAAACTGTTGAATAAGTGACGAATAAACTCCAATAGAACAAAGTTACTCAGGTAACGATTTGGTAACTGAACTCACCATCATCTTTGCTTTTTTGTGCATTTATTCTCTTTTGGCTAAAAGAACTGTTTTACTTAATCCATTGATTAAGTTTTAATTACACTCGTTTGCTCTCCCTTTTCTAAATGGCTGCTGTTTCTTTCAGATATTCATTCATCTTTTGATTAGAACACATTGGAAGTAATTTCCCATTGGAATGAACTCCTTTGTATTGCTCTATAATCTTTTCCGGTATTTCCAGTAAACGGATGTTTGAATCCACATTTGTCTTCTGCCGATCAATCATAATCCATTTATATCCGTCAAAAGCAGTCTTAATATTTTCTTCTGTAAGGCGAGATACATCGATATAACTGAGCCCGGTGTAGCAACAGAAAATAAAGACATCACGTACCTGACTTAGTCTTTCGGTCAAGAATTCTTTCTTGTAAATAATGTCAATCTCTTCCTGAGTCAATATTTCCCTTACTACTTTTTTCGTCTTGAATCTAAAGCAGGCAAAGGGATCTGCTTTGATATCCGCTCCTGTATTTTTTATATAATTGAATACAGTTCTAAAGCGTTGAATAAATTTAAGGGCTGTATTATTACTGCAACGATGCTCATTCTGTAGATAAAGGAAGAATTTTTCTATAAATACAGGTGTTAGCTCTATTACGGGAATATCCGATAGATTGTATTCCGCTTTCAGATATTCTTTCAACCTGTTTTGTGTCAATTGATATCTGCCATAAGTTATTTGCGAAGTATCATGACCTATCTTTAGCAAATAAAATTCATTATGCTCATCAAAATATTCCAGAAGCATTTTCTTTTTCTCAGTTTCAATTCCGAGAATAATGTTTTTAATCTTTTCAGGTAGAGCATAACCATATTCATGCAGATGTTTATGGTATAAATCGGTGGCTTTAACTCGTATGCCATCCAGCAGACGGTTTATCTGAGTAACTTCAGATGAGCGTCCGAGGCATCGTCCAGTTTTTTGTTCCCAAAGTGTGGGGTGAATCTGCAATTTTGTGCCGAATTGTGCTTTCTCTCCATTAATGGTTATACGACTCATGATGGGCGCCTCCCCGTTTTCATTGACTCTATTCTTTCTCAGGTAAAACAGAATAGTGAAAGTTGATTTCATAATCTTCTCTTTTTTTGTTGGTAAAACTATTAATTAACTCCAACTCTTCGGAAGACATTGCACTGCCAATTTTCGACAAATCAATTAGTTACTTGCTAAATCGTTACCAAAAATGAAATGATTGAAAATGGTAACGAATTGGGTAACGATTTACTGGCTTCGGGTTACTTTTTAATGGCTATCGTTGTCATGGGGAAGAAATAAAAAAGACCTCTAAATGTATCATTTAGAAGTCTTAGTCTTTTTAAGTCAGTATGTTGTCTCCAACTTTCTGATCTTAAAGTGATCCGAACAGGATTATTTAAACATACATAAATCAAATGATTATAGTAAATAGTAACAAAATAGTAACAACACCCCCTACTCTACGCTCGTCTACTCGGCAAAAAGGTAATCTCTGATTGTCGGTGCTGCTGAAAGATGATAAGAAAGAATAAGCCGTCCAATCTCACGACTAAAGCAAAACACTAATCAATTAACGTTATTTAAGATATAAATAGTTTCAACACGTTTTTAATCTGATTTTTAAAATTTACTTTTGCATTCAACTTTATAACGCAATAAATTCAAAGCACCGTACAAAACCAATAAACTAAATGGAAGCAACGTATGGAATTGAGCTGTAAAAAATATGTTATGGCTTATTGCTAAGAAAAAAATAAACCCAGTAGTAGGATACTGGGTTTTGCTTTATGTCCTACCGTAAAGCTTAAAAGGGGATGTCCCCGAAAGAAAGGAGGTGTTTTGAATGAGCGATTATAAAGTTGAAAACGGTGTAACTATGAAGCTTATCTTTTGTAGATGCATTCACAGGAATGGAAAAACCATTTATCCTAAAAATGGAAAATTCTTTAGATTTTGGGTGCCTGTAGATAGCGCAGCCTAATTATATTGTTTGAGTGTGGAATGTCCTACCATTCCACATTGTTTATATATAACAATCGGGATTATCGAAAGTTCTATATCTTAAATACCATCTTCCTAAAGAAAGCTAATATCTTACCTCTGTGTTTTATTCCGAGATATAAAGCCAATGCAACTAAGATAAGCGATGTAAACCAAATGCAAGCTTCCTGATACCAATTTAGTTTGTTTACTTCGATTGTATCGCCTTTGACCGGATAAGGCACTCGGATCGTATCAGTAAGGTTTACGGTATCCTTTACGAACTTATTCTTGTATTCATAGACAATACTATCTTTAAATATTGTATCACCTTTTTGATATATTCTGACAAGCTCTTTTTGAAAGATTGAATCTCGAATAAGCTTATCTCTATATTCGGTCTTTACACTTTCAACCGGGACATATAGAGTTTTACTCTTACATCCCGAAAACAAGCCTATCAACCCAATAAAGAGAATGATCAGGCAAATGAATATGTAAATACGTTCTGACTTTTTCATATATTATAGACTACTTTATTATTTTAAATGCTACTTTTAATTGTTTTATTAACCAAATACATAAACTTATGAAATTAACTGATGCGCAAAAATCCTTTTTAGTTAAGGGTATGAATTCTAAACCGTGCTATTATTGTGGGAATACACAACTTGTAATTATGACCAATAAGATAGATTTGACGGTTTTTGCGAATGATACCCATAATAAAATTGAAGGTACAATACCAACGGCAACATGTGTGTGCCCTACATGCGGACACCTCTCTCAATTTGTCATTCCGCCAAATTTAATTACGGATTGATTCTTGATTTAGTGAGATCAGTACATAAAAATCCCATATCATCTTTGTGTGTAGGATAACGGTACTCACCTGATCCGCCTTGCATTTGCCCCTTCAAAGCTTCGCATTGGCGGATTACTTGTTCTACATCTTCAACCGTTTGCAAGTTTAATGCAATAATTGAATGCGATTTCGGTTGTCTAACAGTTAGATTCCCAGTCATACATCCAACTTTAGATACTTGAAGTTTTGCGCCAATACTTGCGCTGTTTAATTCTTCTTTTTTCATAACTCAAACTTTAAATCATTAATTCTATTCAACCATCCGTTACGGAATTTCTTATTTGCAGGACGAGCTTGTATGATCCGATCTATATAAGCGATTCTTTCGGCTTTGATTGCTTCGAACAACTCTTTCGGATCACGGCTATTTACAGCTTGAATGGTTTTAGGTCCTACTATTCCATCAATAGTAACACCGAGTATCTTTTGAGGTAATTTGATGCCGTATGCACCCGATGCCCAAACCCAATCGACAAGAATATTAGCGACTGACTGATTTTCTATTTCATCCGCTTTCCATTTATCCCAGTACATTGTTTTGAGAATATCTTTCCACTGTTCCTGAGTAAGATTCTTTAATCTTTCGATAGTTGGTTTTGGATAACCTTTCTTTCGGCAATATGCTTCATAAGTGCCTATTGTCACACCTTTGTTTGTTGCACCGCCCAGATCATCGGGATCGTTAACAAAACCTCCCTCCCACTTTAGAATGAAGGGTACTATTTTATTTACATCAGCCATTGTTGTCCTCCTTTGTTTTATGAATAGATAAAAACTTGTCCAGAAACGGAACATTATTTACAAACTCGATACTCAGTACATAATACAGGAATGAGATAAACTGATTTGTAGGGAATAGCTTTTTTAAGTTCTTCAGTATGTTTACTCCGTAAAACCAGATCAGAGCATAGGTAATGACAGATATACACTGAACGATAGATTCAGTTTCCATCTTCTCGCCTATGAAGTAGATAAAGGCAATCAGACCGAATAAAACCATACCTTCGAAAAAGCAGTAAAAAGCTTTCTTGTTATCGAACTTCTCTTTGTCTGCTATTATCCCCGATAACAAGCCGAAAATAAAATTCGATCCGAGTATAGCCATGATTACGATCAGGACGCTATATATCGGCTGGAAATAAGCCAGTACAGCCGATATTGAAATTGTTATAACATTCTTAATATTTTCCATTTACTTTTTATTTATAGATAAATATCAATCCTCAATTCCGGCCTTTGCTTCAGTAATGAACCTTTTAAACTCTGCAATATGAATATCCATGGTATCGAACTCGGATTCCAGAATAGCCATAACGATAGTACCTTTTTCTTTCACGAACTCAATATGACCTAAATTCTTAATCTGAGTATTTTCATCTGCTTGTCTGTTGACTCTGCAGGTCAGACTATTGATTTTCTTGCCTAACGCATCTATATTGATATCCAGATCATATGAATATCCAAGGTTTGCATTCTGACCGAACGAAGTGCGTTGAACACTTACTACTTTACTTTTAATTACATCTTCCATTTTTATAGAGTATTTATTATTAATATATAATTCGATTCTGTCTTTATCAGGAAACCATTTTTTTGTCCGACAATCTAAAATTACTTAGTATATAAACCTGCTGATCTTAGACTATCGGATATAAACAAACAGTACATCAACTATTTACCCAAACCATGTACTGCCTGAGTAGATTAAAGTAATCATTCCATATGCAGAGGATCCGTCGAGGATATTCCCTCCTGTAGCACCCGTTATGGTTATTGATTTACCATTACCGTTTACTGTCACAGTTCCCACTCCCGTTCCTTTTTTGATGTAGTATATTTTTCCTGTTTCCGGACTTGCAGGAAGAGTTATTGTTTTGTTGCTGTTTCCTGTGACTAACACAAATACATCATCATGTGTCAACGTCGCATTTGCTGTTATCTCTTTGGTTCTAACTGCAAGACCTGATATATGTCCTGCCGCGAAATGTAGAGCCGTGTTCACAGGTGAATTAGCGACATTCAGATAAACACCGTAATTGGCTGTAGTCCCTGATTCTGTGTTTTCAAATCGGGCGACACCTCTAAGTCCTGATGATCCGGGAAATATATTTGCTCCAATACCCGACCAAACACCGCCATTATTATCAATAAAAGCAATAAATCCATTATCCGGGTATAACACGAATTTCCCACCTCCGTAAGCATTGGCTGACTCCATACTGCCTGCATTGATTTTAAAACCTCCGATAGTCCCCTCTTCAGATATTACTTTTCCGCTAAATTCACCGTTGACGGCCTTTAATCCTTTGGTTTCTATAATCCCATTCTCATGTATAACAGTATTGTAAGAACCATCCAGATTGCGTCCGACCTGCAGTTTCTGGGCTTCAATTTGAGCAGCTATCAATGCAGCATTTACAATCATTTCATTAGCATCAACTCTTACCGAGTTTGGAGTAATGGTTATACTTGACTTGGTTTCAGAGACGGCATTAGCTTGGATATCTTCGGGAGCTAAAAACCAATCGGACGCTTTACTTGCTTTTTCAAGTTGTACATTTGTCCATCGCATTGTACGGTTGGCTGCCGATCCCTGTACTCCTGCATATAAAATCAATGTAAAACCGTCATTCGGTAGTGTTGCTGTCTTGAATGTTGCTGTCTGTTTATCCAAAGAT